GTAAGTGTCGAGAAGATTTCCTGGACGTCCAGTGGGTGTCAGTGATTAATCCGATACGCATAATAAGTCTTAACTAGATTTCAAGTATAGCACGGCTTGGGTAAGGAAGTCAACGTTGTCGTAAAAATATCCCAGTCCCAAGTTACACGAGTTACAGAGCAATCCTCTTACCCCATCAGTTTTATGGTCGTGGTCTACGAATAGATTGCCCTCCACAGTTCTATTACATATGGCGCAGGAGTTATTTTGCTCGACAAGCATAGTATCATAGTCTTCTAAGGTCAATCCATAGAGAGATAGTTGCTGTTTTCTATTCCTTAAGATTTTTTGCTCCTTAGTTAACGAATGATAATTCTTATTATTTCTCGCATATACTTTATTCTTATTTTCTTGGACCCACTTTTTAGTGTCTCCGTTTTTAAACCTGCGTTGTGAGTTTTCTTTTACACACTTTACACAGGGTTTTTTACCAGAGAGATATCTCTCAGTGTTACCACACTTTCTACAAGGGTTTCCGATAAAGGTATTCATCATAAGAGTATAATACTATTACTATTTATAAAATAATATTATTTAACGGTTCTTATATTGAATTGCATCTTTAATAGAGTTATACTGTGAACTATGCCCAGAAAGCAAGCTATCGTCAATAACCATTACTTCATCAAATCCAGTCTTCTCAATAATCTTAGTCTTAATTTCCAATTGCTTCTTCTCCTTCTGTATGCGTCTCAGGAAGGCATAATGAATAATCTGGGTAAAGTATGCGAAAGGGTTCGTAGACCTTGCTGGGTCGAAATTATGAATGTATTGGACGCAATTCTCAATCCCATCAGAAATCATATCTTCACGAAACATATAGTTCACAAAGTTGGGTTTATATGAGAGGTGTGTCGCAATCTTAAGAAAACATTCACCAAGATAGTTTGGAATTGATGGTTTACCTTCCCATCTTTTACCTCTTTCCTGTTTCGGAAACTCAGTGAGGTCTTTATTGAAAGTCTTCATGTATGATTTTTCTACCTTGGTACGATAGGCAATCATTGCCTCTAACAATTCTTTATTATTTACATAGTGTTCAGATTTCTTTTTTGGCATAATCCATTACTCTTTAAAGTATAAGTTATATTAATTATACCACACTTTTTAGGGGGCTTGACAGAACCTCCGATTATCAGTAGAATATCTTTGTTAGGGTTGAAGAGAGGGGCTTAGCTTTCTTTAGTATCTTCAAGTTTAAAGATATTCTCTAGAGTTTTTCTTGCTTCTTCTACCGTTGATAAGTATCCCATCTTTCTAGAAGGTTTAACAACACCTTTAGGTTTTTCAATAGAGGAAGATTGAGGGTTATAAAGATCGATAGCATCTTCATCTTCAATATAGTTAGTATATATCTCAATCATTCTTTTATCATGAGTTTCTGTCATAGTAAGAATTTTATCAGGTCTTACAATAAAGAAATCATCAGATGCTAATTCCATCCATGATTTAACCTTAACATGCATTCCATGTTGAGAATGTAAAAGTTTCATAGTAATTGGATTCTGCATCACAATCAAAGGATCACCATTATTCTCATCAATAGAAATAAGTGACAATACTTCTTCACCAGATACTAGTTTTATAATTGCGTAAAATTCATCTCCCATTAGTTCTTTATCGGTATGTTTACAATATCGTAATTAAAATTCTCTTCGTTATAAACTTTAATTCTTTCGATTAGATGATTAAGTGTATAGTTCCTCCTGGATTTGTAGGATATGTCGTCAGCAATGTCATAGAGAGTTGCCTTGGTCTTGTTATTACCTTTCCTAAGCACCCTTCCAATAGACTGGAGATTCCGAATTCTAGATTTGGATGGAGAAGCAAAAATGACATTATGGAGATTCTTGATATTAATTCCTGTACTGAATGTTCCATATGATGCAACAATTATTGCATTATTTTCTTTTTCAGTAATCTCTCTTACTTGTTCTCGATCCTTTGTATCTACTCCACCATGAACAAAAAATACTTGTCTTTCATCAACCGTATTATTATTTATCATGTGGTATAGTGGTTCTCCGTGACCTTCAACTCTGGCAAAAAGAACTAAAGTATTTCCTTTGAGGTCTAATGCAAGATTTCTTATGAACTTATTTCTACGATCATGATTAATAATATACTGAACTTCTTCTTCAAAGTTTTCAAATTTATGTGCTGGGTGCTTCAGTAGAAGTACATTGATATCCAGTTTAGCAACATAACCCTTTTGCATCAACTCATCGGTACGAATGATTTTGTAGGAAGCACCAAACAATCCCTCAAGAACCCATTTATGAGTTTGTGTTCCGTCAAGTGTTCCAGTAAAACCAAAACGATATTTTGCATCAGCAAGTTTAGACATTATAGATATTAATGACTTTGATTTAAACTGGTGTGCTTCGTCTCCGATAACTACATTAAATCTAGAAAAGTATTTGCGGGGAAGTTTGTAGATAGACTGCCAGGTAGTGATGATAACTTGAGAATCTGTTTCTCTTTCTCTACCAGCATATATCTTGTGGCAATATGAACCTACATCCCAACCATAGTCTGCAAAGTCTTTATACATCTGCTCTACTAGCGAAGTCGTCGGAACAACTATCAGAATATTTTGTTTCTTCTCAACGTAATATCTCACAAGAGAATATATCATCAGAGACTTTCCAGAAGCAGTTGGGGATATTAACAACTTTCTATTATGTTTTAAAGCGTCGTATACTCCCTCAACTTGGTAATCTCTCGGAGAATACTTGCAAATAGCATTCATATAATCTTTTACACCTTCTTTTGAGATAAAATCATTCGTCTCAAAAGGAAGACCATAATACTTATTATCTACGAACTCATAAGTATATCCGTGATCATCACAAAACTTTGTAACCTTATCTAACAACCCAACATAAATCTCTCCAGTTTGGGTATTAAATAATCTTATCTTTCCATCCCAGTATTTACTACGATACGAGGACATAAACTTTGCACCAGGAACCTCAAAGGTAAACTGGTCTGATAATTCGTAGTATACATGAGGTTCTGCCTTAACCTGCAAATATACTTCATTCTTTTTTGATATAATCAAATGAGACATAACTCATAGTTTCACCTACAAGTATTTAGTTAATGTTGTCAAACTGATGTTCTAAAATAAGTCTATAAAAATTATCTCTCATTGCAATTAAGTTCTCCTGTTCTTCAGGATCTCCTCCCGACCATTTTTGAACTGCTTGTCGAAGTCCTTCATGAATAAGTCTAATTCCTCTGATATTTAATTCTATAGAATAATATTCGTCGTCCATTAGTTAAAACCTGCTTGGAATTTGTGCCAGTCGATTGAGTTTTTAATTTGGAAAGTTCTATTTGAAACTGTCTTGATAATCTCTTCTAAGAACTTAAGCATCACATCATAATAACGAACTTTGAGGTCAATAGTATTTAACTTCTCATCGGCATCCATATACCTCTGTAATGCCTCTTTATCTCTAACTTTATATGGGAATGGTTCTTCGGCATAAACCTCTGCTGTTGCCTTTCCTGTGTAGTAGTTATATCTTTCTAATCTTACTCGATTATAAGTTCCTCTTGCTTTCTCTCTCAAAAGAGTGATAGTATTATATAGAGTATAATATTTCGAATGAAGTTGTGGAATTTTCAAACTTTCGTCATGGAGGTTGTCTGGGTCAATCTGAGAATCCTTTTCCCACATCTCCTGAATTTGATCAAGGTTCATAAGGGTGTTCTGTTGTCAGCAGCTAATACATTGTAGATAGTATACTTGAAAGTGACCTCTGCTGTAAAGTAATTGATATCAGTATCACTCGATTTGAATTCAAGAGAAGTTAAATATACTGGAAATAAATCTTTAAATTTAACAATAGCAATATCATTGAAATTACTGTTTAAAATGTGAAGACTACCATCGCTGAATTGTCTATTTAAATCTCTCAAATCATTATCATCAGTTGTTAAATCTTTAAATTGTTGAGTTGTTTCTGGATATCCTAAACCAGTCAACCAATTATGAATTGCCATGTAATTCTCTAAGTTTTCATCAACTAGAAAACTTAGAGAAAAATCTCCATAAGACAACTTATCTCCGGGGATATCAATATCCTTAAGATATGATGGTTGTTTTGCAGTTCCAAGATTGATTTCAGGAATTCTAGCAGAATTTGCAAAAAAAGAAACTTTTTTTTCCTTTGCTAATGTAAACTTAAAACCAACCGGTGATAGAAAGTTTCTATTGTTTATTTGGTTGGGAAAATTACAAGACATTTTTTATTTTTATTTAGATAAAAAAAGACCCCCCGAAGGAGGTCTGTGAGTGTGAATGCCCGTAGGCAAATATCACATGAGGTTTTGAACCTTGACTCTTCTGTAGTAACGGTTGTTGTTAATTTGGAGTCTACCAGAGTCGTTAACTTCCCCAGTTCTTGCACCATCAGCAAATGGGTTGGAAACAATACCGTAACGAGTCTTGAATCCAATCTTGGGCTGGAAGGTGTTCTCTCCAACTGCACGAACCATCTGAAGAGGAACGTAAGGGCAATAGAACAGACCTGCGTCGTAAGGTGAAGAACCTTTATAACCAGCAACATAGTACTGTTCAGCAGAAACGTTTGCAGAATAAGGATCAATGTAGACCTTATACTTACCAGCAAGGACACCTGCAAAGGTGTTACCGGTATCATCAACGTTTAGGTTTGCATTGAGTGCAGGGGTGTAATCAAGTACACCAGCCATGGTCAGTGCGGAAGCAACGTCTGCAGAACACAGAATCATGTTGCCCTTTCCTCTACGAGTTCTTTGTGCGATTGCGTTTGCATCGCGCTCGATTTGGAAAATAAGACCTTTGAACTTCTCAACAGACCAACGACCGTTTGAATCAACGTCAAGATCGAAAGTACCGGCAGTAGCAACGTTTGCCTGAGCACCGGGTTCAGCAACCTTATAGATGGTTCTGATGACTTCTCTGTTGATTTCCGCAAGGATTTCAGTGGAGAGAATGTTGGCAAGTTCTGCCTCGGCATTCAAACCATGAATAGCCTTGAGGTCTTGTGCCAGTTCCAGAGAATACTCTGCTTTCAGAGCACGGGACTTAGCAGTAACGGTGACTTTCTCAATCGAGAATGCCATCTCATTGAAAGCTGAACCTGCTTCTCCTAGACCTTCAGCACTGGCAGTTTCCATACCAGCGGATACATTGTAAGTACCAGCGGGGGAACTGTTAAGAAGACCAGGGTTGCTTCCACTTTGAGCAGCGGTAGTACCAACACCAACTCCACCAGCATAAGGAGTTTGTGGAAGTGTTCCTTCAACGTTCTGTGCAGAGAATCTAGTATTTGCTTCGTCGAAGAGTGCTTCTGCACCACTTTGATTCGTGAAACGGGAACGCATTGCGAAGATCAGTCCAGTAGGACCGTTCATCGGTTGAACACCTGCGAGGTCATATGCGACCAGGTTAGGCATTGCACGTCTGATCAATGAGATCAGAACGGGATCGAAGTTATCGATACCAGCTCCGGTGGAGTTGGTAGGTGCTTCGGAAAGGAATTCTCTTTCCTCTCTGATTGTTCTTTCTTGATTCTCCAGAAGAACTGCGGTAACCATTCTCTTATGAGCATCATCGATGCTTCCGAGACCCTCATGACTGAGGATAGGTTCCCACTTCTCCTGAAGGTGTTCAGCATTGAAACCTTGCATTTGAATTTACCTTGTTAAAAATTTTAGTTTGATTTATAATTAAAAAATCACTTTTTAGAAACTCTAGTCAGAGTATCGAGATAGGATTCCATTAGACCAGTAACTGGTTGTGCAATGGACTCTGAACTCTCGGAGATATTCTCTGAAGTGTCTCTTTGAGCACCAGCATTTTCTGGGAAATATGAATTTCTCAGGGTTGCCAGTTTCTCACGATAGTTGTCTTCACTATCAAACTCAACATTTTCGGCAAGAGAAGCTAGTCTATCCTTCTGTGAAAGTGCAAGACCTTCGGAGACATCGGAGAAGATTGCATCAGCAACCGACTCGGCTAATCTTTGATTGAGAGCAATATTAGACTTAATTTGCTCGTTGAGTTTATATTCCATTTCATCTAATTTTTCTACCATTGCGGTAGTTACATCATATTTCTCTTCAGGGATGTTTACATAATGATCTTCAAAAAGACTTCTCATTCCAGTGAGGAATGATTCGGTCATTTCTGACTTGAGACCTTGCTCAACTGCGAGTTGATTTTCGGAAATCCACTCTGAAGCAACATACTCAAGGTATGCATCAACTCTATCAGTCAGTTCTTCTTTAATAAGAGTAACTTCTTCTTCGAGAGTTGATTCGTATTGTACCTTCAGTTCTTCTTGAACTTCGGCAACTTTTGTCCTGATAGCAGTTTCAAAAATGGTACGTGCTTTCTCTTGGAATTCTTCGGAAAGTTCTTCACCGGCAAGCAATGCATCAACATCTTCTTCGATGTCATATTCTGCTTCGATGATTTCTTCTTCAGTTACTTCCTCTTCCGAAACTAAATCTTCAGCAGATGCAGTTGCATCTTCCTCTTCGACAACTTCTCCTTCAACTTCATCTTCCTCCTTCATACCACTAGGCATGGGTTCGGCAGGTTTTGCACCTCTATTCACAATGTCTTTGACAGTTGCGATTTTGGGTTCTGCGAGTTTAGCAGAGTTGTCGTCTACTTTATAGTTTTCTGGAGTCGGACCACCGAGATCTTCCCAATTGCCAGTTTGGCCTGGTGTGGATACACCGGAAGCATTGCTCCCTGCCTTTGACATTGGTTCAGATGCAGCAGCTCCTTTAGTTACTACGTTTTCCATTTCTTGTAAATTGCTACCAACGGACATTTGATTTTATTAGATTTTTTTATACTAATATATTTATTTATAATTTAAAGATTTGATATAAAATCAAACTCATATCTTTTATTGAATGTTTGCTTAGAAACATTAAAGTATTCATAAGCATCTTTCATACAACCAAATTTTAACCATTACAAATTATTATTTTTGAGTTTGGATTTCTTGATCCCGCATTTCTTTTGGTTGAATTATCTATATATTCTTTATTTTCTTTATAATAAGGACATAAACATAATGTTCTTTCATTTAGAGCATACTTAAATATTTTTCAAAGTGTTGAAGTTTCCTTTCTTCAGTTAATTTTTTTCTTTGGACATCTTTTTCAATAATATTTTTAATAGATTCTGCAATCCAAACTTTTTTATTTGAATCATATACCCACTCTTTTCCTTCCATAATTCCTGATACAAATGCATCAGGTGCAGAAGGATCGGCAACGATATCAGCAGCAGTTGCTAACATGAAATCTTCACCAACAACTTTGCATCCACCACGATCTTCTTTTAATGAACCAACACCACGAGAAGAAACTCCAAGCATCACACCTTCATCTAAAAGTGAAGATGCAATTTTGCCCATAGGAGTATTGAGAATTTGTGCCTTACCTCTAAAATTACTACCCTCTTGAGTGAGTGAAGTAATCTTATGTGAAACACGGTCAAGATTTACGGTAGGACCATCGGGATGACCAAGTTCTCCAAGAGCACGACCTTTATTAACAAAAGTTTCACAATAACGGTTTACTTCTCTTGAAAGAGTATCCATAGGATACATTCTTCCATTACGATTTTTAAGGTCTCCTTGTAAGA